GAGCAGCCCGAGCCGGTCAACAAAATTGTGGACCAAAACGGAATTGTGCTTGAGAAAATCTACAACCCTGGTGTTGGCAAGTACGATGTCGTTGCAACCACCGGCCCAGGCTACGCGACCAAACGTCAAGAGGCACTCGAAGCAATGGCACAACTGTTGCAAGGTAATCCTCAACTGTGGGCTGTGGCCGGTGACCTGTTTGTGAAGAATATGGATTGGCCAGGCGCACAAGAGATGGCCAAACGGTTTGCCAAGACCATTGATCCTAAGTTGATGGGTGATGGTGAAGACAACCCAGCTTTGGCCGCTGCACAACAACAAATGCAAGCGATGGCTCAAGAGATGGAACAGATGCACCAGATGATCCAAAACGTCAACCAGTCGGTTGAAGTGCAAGACATGCACCGTAAGGACTTTGAAGCGCAGGTTAAGGCATACGATGCTGAGACTAAACGGTTGGCGCAAGTTCAGGCTTCTATGTCGCCAGAGCAAATTCAGGACATCGTAATGGGCACGGTTCACGGTATGATCACCTCCGGTGATCTGATTGGCGAGATGCCAGGCCGTGATGTTGATGTTGGGGCTGAGATGCCGATGGAGTCTATGGAACAGCAACCACAAATGGGGATGCCGCAATGAAAGCCTGTGATTTTTTAGGTTTGCTGTTTCTTGCAAGAGATGTTGCCCATTCGGTGCATTTGAACACCCGCAGCTTTTCCAAGCACAAAGCCCTAAACATTTTTTACGACCGCATTATTGATGCAGCAGATGATTTTGCTGAAAGCTATCAAGGCCGTCATGGTCTAATTGGACCCATCACATTGCACTCGGCCAAAAAAACATCTAACATCATTGAATTCTTGGAAGACTCGCTCAAGCAGATCGAAGACGCCAGATATGAGGTGGTTGACAAAACCGATATGTCATTGCAACAACTGATTGACAATATCATTGAGATTTATCTGCGTACTTTGTACAAACTTCGCTTTCTCGCATAAGGACCATCATGGCTAATTACACCCAAATCGACGCAACGGCAAACATCAAACCTTCGGCTGGCAAATTGATTGGTATCATGGTCACTGCGGCCAGCGGTACACCGACCATCACGGTTTATGATTCGGCGGCAACGACTACAACTACACCAATTATGAAAGTCTTTACGCCGACAGCGGCAACTGCTTACAATTTTGGTGTTAATGGTATTTATGCCAACAAAGGCATTTATATTGTCATCAGCGGCACTGTTTCTGCAACCGTTTACTACGATTAAATCATGGCTACCACCATAAAAATATCCCAATTGCCGCCAGCTACAGGTGCGTTAAGTAGCAGCGATGTTGTTGCGGCTGTGCAAAGCGGAACAACTGTTAAAGCAACAGTTGCTTCGTTTGGTTACCAACCCGCTGGCGCTGGTGCTGTGGCAACCACGGTGCAGGCTAAGTTGCGTCAAACAATCAGCGTCATGGATTTTGGCGCTACAGGTAACGGCACAACTGACGATAGCACTGCAATTGCCAATGCTATTAGCTCGTTACCGTCTACGGGTGGGACTGTGACATTCCCATCTGGAACTTACAAATGCAACATATCTGTATCCCGATCTGATGTACGTTTAGTTGGATACGGCGCCGTGTTGCTAAGTAACAATACTAATCCTATTGTTCAAATTTATCAAAGCGGCGATATTGTTTCAAGAGTTTTTTTTGAAGGTTTTAAAATTAACGGCAATGGGCTAAACATTGTTGGCGTAAAAATTATTAAAGCAACTCAAGTAAACGTAAGTAATTGCTGGATTTATGGGTGTAAAAATCACGGGGTTCAAATTACTGGCGATGGCACAGGAAGCGTTACCCAAATTTTGGTTGAAAATTGCCGGATTGATGCTTCTACACCAGCTACTTCAACAGCAGCAGGTATTTCTATTGGCGGTGGCGGCGTAGCAACCACTGTTCGTTTGTGGAATAACTACATTACAAATTACCCAACAAGCATTGACGATGCAGGTGTAAATACAGTTGGCTTGGGCAACATCTACGAATACGCTACAAATGCAGTTATCAGTTCTGCTGGGGCTGGCGTTTACATTGGTGATTGGGTTGAAAGTGGAAGTATGTATAGTACAAACCACTATTTAATCAAAGATGGTCGGACAACAATTATTTCACCGCATGGGGCTAACATTGCAAATATTGCACAAGGCGCGGCGGGTCAATTTCCAAACAAGCAAAACAGAATTTTTGTTGAAGATTTGGTTGCGCTTGGACCAACTATGCTTATTGATGGCGGCATTCAAGGCTATCAAACTGCTGTTGGCGGGACTGTATATGCTCAAGCGCCAAAAACTTTGCGTGGTGAATGCGAGATTTCTGGGGCTAATACAAGCGTTGCAGTTACATTCACCAATGCAGAACCAACTGCAACTTATTATTTAACTGCAACTCCGTCAACGTATGCGGGAACACCTGCTGCGGGTTCAAACAGAATTACCCAAATTACTAAAACAACTGCTGGATTTACGTTGTATATTGAAACTGCACCAGTTGGCGGTGCAACAGTTCGCTTTAACTGGATTTTGGTTCGCTAACGATGGCAAACAGCAAAATATCGGCACTGACCTCCGCTACCACGCCACTGGCGGGTACGGAGACTTTGCCTGTTGTTCAAAGCAGTACAACTAAGCAAGTGTCTGTTGCTAACTTAACTGTTGGCCGCGCAGTTAGCGCAGCTAGTCTTGCTTTAACTACAACCCCACTGCCCGTTAGTAGCGGCGGGACAGGGTTAACTGCCGTTTCATCGGGTTACATACCTTTTGGCAATAGCGCTACTGCATTAACAACCTCGGGTGATTTGACTTTTGTTTCAAATAACCTTGAAGTTTACACCAACGTCACGGCGCGTAATGGTGCTGGCAATTCTGCATTTCGGGTAAGAACGGTTGCAACAGATATGCAGTGGACGGGTATTTCTGGCTCTAGCAATATGAGCTTGATTGATAACAGCACTGGTTTTACGCTACTTAACATTGGGTCAACAACTGATGTTACCGTTAACCGTGGAAACGTAGTCCAAGGCACAGCAGCCAAAGGCTTCAACTTTACCGCCAACACTCCCGCAGCGGGTATGACAAGCCAGTTGCTGAACTGGTATGAAGAAGGTACTTGGACACCAAATCAAGGCAGCGGATTAACTGTTATTGGCGCATTTAGTTCTACAGGCAAATATACCCGTACTGGTAGGCAAATGACTGTTAATGGAACTGTCACAGGGGCAACAAGTGTTGCTGTGGCTGCGGCGGGCGTTATTACAACTAACTTACCGTTTACTGTTGTAACTGCGGGGCATGGGAATATAACTAACGCGGCTTTAACTTCTTTTGCAGCAATTATTTGTACAAGTACAAACGTAACTTCTGCTGGCGCAATTGCAGCCACTGGGACGCTTACGTTTTCGGCAACATATTTTGTTTAAAACAATTTTGTTGCATAATAGCAGCACAAACTGTATCGGCCCAGTAGACCGAGGAATCTTAGGATTCAGATACCATGACTGAAGAAGTCCAACAAGCCCTAGCGGAAGTAGACTCCGCGCCAACCACGGATGTGACGGCCACACCTGAAGTTGTTGAAAGTACGCCGGAAGTAGCTGAAACACAGCCCACCAAGACATTCTCGCAAGAGGAACTTGATGCTGCCATCGGCAAACGCCTTGCAAGAGAGCAACGTAAGTGGGAACGAGAACAAGCACAGCGTCAGTCAGAAATGCAGACGTTGAGGGCCGCGCCAGCCGCCTCCGCTGACCAGTTTGAATCTACTGAAGCCTATGCAGACGCATTGGCTTATCAGAAGGCAGAAGAACTGATCGCCAAGCGTGAAGCCGCCAAGCAGCACTCGCAAGTTCTTGAGAGCTATCACGATCTTGAGGAGGAAGCGCGGAGCAAATACGATGACTTTGAACAAGTCGCGTACAACCCCAAGCTACCAATTACCAACGTGATGGCAGAAACGATCCAGTCTTCGGACATTGGGCCTGAGTTAGCGTACTACCTCGGGTCAAATCCAAAAGAAGCAGATCGCATCTCACGCATGACGCCCTTGAGCCAGGCGAAGGAAATCGGACGGATCGAAGCCAAATTGACCGCTGAACCTCCGATGAAAAAAACAACATCTGCGCCAGCGCCGATTTCGCCAGTTACCGCCCGATCCTCTGGATCACCGGCACATGACACTACGGACCCACGGTCTATTAAGACCATGACAGCCTCGCAGTGGATTGAAGCCGAAAGGGCACGACAGCGGAAAAAGTGGGAAGCACAGAACCGCTAAAACTTTTTAAAGGACTTTTGAAATGTCTAACAGTATCTTAACCATTGACATGATCACACGGAAGGCTCTCGAAATCCTCGAGAACAATCTTGTGATCACCCGCAACGTGAACCGCCAGTATGACGATTCTTTCGCTGTTGAAGGCGCAAAAATCGGTTCCACACTGCGTATCCGTTTACCTGACCGCGCTTTGGTAACTGACGGTGCCGCCCTGCAAGTTCAGGACGATAACGAACAGTTCACCACTCTGACTGTCTCCACCCAAAAGCACATTGGTGTCAACTTCACATCTGCTGAATTGACCATGCAATTGGATGATTTTGCAGAACGTGTGTTGAAGCCTCGTATTAGCCAGTTAGCCTCCAGCATTGATGCTGACGTTGCTAACTGCTTCAAGACTATCGGCAACTCGGTTGGCACTCCTGGCACTACACCTTCAACTTCTTTGGTCTTGTTGCAAGCCCAGCAGAAGCTGAACGAAAACGCTGCTGTGATGAACCCACGTTACGCCACTGTCAACCCTGCCGCTAACGCTGGTTTGGTTGAAGGCATGAAAGGTCTGTTCAATCCTACCGACACTATCAGCAAGCAGTTTAAGAACGGCATGATGGGTACTGGCGTGTTGGGTTATGACGAAATCAACATGTCTCAGTCAATCAAGCAGTTTACTACTGGTTCGCGTGATGCTACTGCATCTACCACGGTTGGCGCTACAGTGACTTCTGAAGGTTCTTCTACTGTAACCTTGTCTCAAGGTTCTGTAACTACTACCCTCAAGGCTGGTGATGTGTTTACTATTGCAGCTTGCTTTGCTGTGAACCCACAAACCCGTGAAACCACTGGTTCGTTGTTCCAGTTTGTGGCTTTGGCTGATGCAACTGCTGTGTCCGGCACTTGGACTGTAACTGTGGCTCCCATGTACTCCGCTGCTCACGCATTGGCTACCATGACCGCTTTGCCAGTATCTAGCGCTGTTGTGACCTTTTTGGGCACTGCATCTACTGCTTATGCACAGAACTTGGTTTACCACAAGGACGCTATCACGTTCGCTACTGCTGACCTCTTGCTCCCACAAGGTGTTGACATGGCTGCTCGTGCAGTTCATAACGGTATTAGCTTGCGTGTTGTTCGTCAGTACGACATCAACAACGACCGTATGCCTTGCCGTATTGACGTTTTGTATGGTTTTAACACCATTCGTCCACAGATGGCTTGCCGTCTCTGGGGTTAATCAATTCTTTCTTAAAGGAAAAATATCATGGCATTACCTAATTCTGGCGGTGGATATCAGTTTACTGATGGCAACACCAATGAAATCATTATGGGCGTTCAAGCAGCGCCCAATACGGCGACTGCTACGGCCACTTTGACCGTTGCACAAACTACTGGTGGCATCTTGGTGGGCAATCCGTCTACCACAGCGGCAACTTACACATTGCCAACTGCTACTGCAATTGACGCTGTGTTTACCAACGCAAAAATCAACAGCACGTTTGAACTGACAGTTATCAACTTGGGCACTTCAACTGGCCTGATTACGATGGCTGTGGGAACTGGCATTACTGCGGTTGGTAACTTGGTTGTTGCTATTACTGGCAGTGCAGCCGGTGTTGGTGGCGCGGCGCAATTCTTGTTCCGCAAAACCGGCGATGCTGCTTACACTGTGTACCGCGTGGCCTAAACTTAAATGGGGCTTCGGCCCCATTCTTTAAGGAACAATCATGCCATCAAATTCACAAGCTGTCGGTGTTGCGTATAGCGATCCCGAATTTACTACCTGCTACGCAAGTCAAGAGATTGGCTACAGTGCAGCAGCCCAAGGTGCGGTAACGCAAGCCACCAGCAAATCCACAGGGGTAACGCTAAATACCAGTGCTGGTCGCATCACAATGAACAACGCAGCATTGGCCGGAGCCACTGCCGTGTCGTTTGTTTTGACCAATAGTTCAATCTCCATCAATGACACAATTATTGTGTGCGTTTCTAGTAACACTACTGGTAGCGCTGCTGGGGCTTACACCACTTACGTTTCGTATTTGGCTGCTGGTTCTGCCTTGATTACGTTGCGAAACTTGACTGCGTCAACTTCATACTCTGAAGCTGTCATCATCAACTACGCAATCATCCACGGCGCAAGCTAAATTAAATGGGGGCTAATTACCCCCATTTTTTAAATCATGGTTATTTATCTTTCTCATCCTGTTCACGGTCGCAAAGTGGCCACAATGGACCTTGAAGCCGATTTTGATGAAAAAAATGGATGGATGCGCTACAATCCAGACACGCCTTCAGACTGTGAAGAAGCGGCCAACACGTTAGTTGTGAAGCGCAAATACACCCGCAAAGGTGAAACTGAAGGAGTCTGAGCATGGCCACGTACACCGCTGGTGAACAAATAAATCGAGCCTTGCGCTTAATCGGTATGCTGGCCGAAGGCGAATTGCCTTCTACAGAAACAGCCAACGATTGTTTGGTTGCGCTTAACCAGATGATTGACAGTTGGAACACTGAACGTTTGTCAGTGTTTAGCACCCAAGATCAAGTCTTTACATGGCCTGCTGGTTTTATCAACCGCACTCTTGGCCCAACAGGCAATTTTGTAGGCAACCGGCCTATTTTGCTAGATGATGCAACGTACTACCGTGACGCAAGCACAAACGTTTCTTACGGCATAAAAATGATTAACCAACAGCAATACGATGGTATTGCTGTGAAGACAGTAACGTCTACTTACCCGCAAGTGTTGTTTATCAACATGACATATCCAGACGTTGATATGTACATCTACCCCAAGCCCACGCGGGACTTGGAGTGGCACTTTGTCAGTGTTGAAGAATTAACCCAGCCTGCTACGTTACAAACCGTATTGGCGTTCCCGCCAGGCTATCTGCGTGCGTTTACCTATGCGTTGGCGATGGAAATCGCGCCTGAGTTTGGTGTTGAGCCAAGCCCCCAAGTGCAGCGCATCGCTATGACCAGCAAGCGTGACTTGAAGCGCATCAACAACCCTGATGATGTAATGTCAATGCCTTACGCTATTGTGGCCACTCGCCAACGCTTCAACATCTACGCGGGAAATTATTAATGAATATAGTAGTCAACTGTTGTCATACTTGCTATGTTTTCCAGCAATAAATCCTTTCACTCCTTTGACCGCCCGCAAAAGCCCTTTGGCCTTGTAGGCATCAATAGCGTGCTGAAGATTTTGCTGGTGTGTAACAATTTCCAAATTGTCCAGTTGATTGTTGGCGCGATCAAGGTCTTTGTGATTTATCTCCAAACGGCTTTCAATGCGGCCATTAAATGCCTCCCACATCATTCGATGTACGCTGCGTTTGGTGTATTTTCCGTCCCTGCACAAACTAACAATGCAGTAATTTTTAAGCATTTGAAATTTTACCAACCGGTAAGCCGCATTGCCAACCCAAGTTTTGCCATGTTTGATAGAATGCGCTGTGGGAATACTGGTGCCCAAAAATTTAGCAACTTGTTTAAGGGTAGCGCCGTGTTCAAACATTTGTTTAGCTTCAGCAATTTTGGCAGCGTCAAGTGTCTTGCTTCTGGCAATTCGCCGCACGTTTCCAAAATCACTAACCTCATACAAGTCTTCAAAATCCAAAACTGGTTTCCATGTTTCCATAGTTTAACTCCATTTAATGTAAATGGGAGTATAGCATGAAGACGCCAATCCTTGGTTCATCCTATGTGGCACGCAGCGTCAATGCTGCGGATGCTAGGATGGTCAACTTGTTTCCTGAGATCGTACCCGAGGCGGGAAAAGAGCCTGCATTTTTGCAACGGGCACCAGGCTTAAAGTTGCTTAACACGGTCGGCGTTGGCCCGATCCGTGGCTTGTGGGCTTTTTCGTCCAATGACGGCGTTGCTTTTGTTGTATCGGGCAATGAACTTTACAAAATCAACAATGCTTACACAGCCACGTTACTTGGCACTGTAAGCGGCGCTGGCCCTGTCAGTATGGCCGATAACGGCACGCAATTGTTTATCGCCTGCAATGGCCCAAGTTACATTTATAACAACACCACAGGTGTGTTTGGAGCTATCACAGACCCTGATTTTCCAGGCGCTGTGACTGTCTGTTACTTGGACGGTTATTTTGTGTTTAACCAACCAAACAGCCAGTTGATGTGGGTCACCGCTATTCTTGATGGCACAAACATTAACGCACTTGATTTTGCCAGCACTGAAGGTTCTCCCGATGGTTTAATAGCTGTTGCGTCCAACTTCCGCGAAGTCTGGGCCTTTGGCACAAACTCAATTGAAGTTTGGTACGATGTTGGCGGTACGGGTTTTCCCCTGCAACGTATTCAAGGCGCTTTTAATGAGTTAGGTTGCGCCGCCCCGTATTCAGTGGCCAAGATGGACAATGGTTTGTTCTGGCTTGGCCGTGACCGCCGTGGTCAAGGTATTGTTTACCGTGCAAATGGCTACGCTGGTGTGCGTATTTCTACTCATGCAGTGGAATGGCAGATTCAACAATACGCTGATATGTCGGATGCTATTGGCTACACGTACCAGCAAGATGGCCACAGTTTTTATGTGCTGATTTTTCCAAGCGCCAACACTACTTGGGTTTACGATGCCGCAACCCAAGCATGGCATGAGCGTGCCGGTTTTGTTGATGGTCAATTTACTCGCCATCAATCAAATTGTCAGATGGCGTTTCAAAACAAGATTGTTGTTGGCGACTTTCAAAACGGCAACATCTATGCGTTTGACCTAGACAACTATACCGACAACGGTAGCATTCAAAAATGGTTGCGTTCTTGGCGTGCGTTGCCCCAAGGAACAAACAACCTGCATCGTACCGCCCAGCACAGCCTCCAATTGGATGCTCAAACTGGCGCTTATCTACCAGATGTTAATGTTGACATCACAGGCACTGACGATGTATTCATAGTATCTGAAGCCAGTGCTTTTTTGTTGACTGAATCCAATATATACCTAATTGACCAAGTTGGTCAAAACATAAACCCGCAACCAAGCGTCATGCTACGTTGGTCGGATGATGGCGGCCACACTTGGTCCAATGAACATTGGAAAGGCATGGGCGCTGTTGGTCAATATTTCTATCGCACAATCTGGCGCAGGCTGGGCATGACCGTTAAGTTGCGGGATCGTGTTTATGAAGTGTCGGGTACAGACCCTATCAAAATTGCAATCATGGGCGCGGAACTTGTTTTAACTCCAACCAATGCTTAGCCCTAACGCCACGCCAACCCCAATCACGCCACCACGAGTGCCGTTGGTGGACCCACGCACGGGCTTGATCGACCGTGCATGGTACATGTTTTTTGTGTCTTTGATCAATGCGGCCACATTGGTGTATGACGGTGATCTTGGCCCAAGTCCTGAGTCTTTAATTTCATCTTACGATGCTGCTTTGCAAGCACTGGCGCAGAATGTCGAAACGCAGCCGTTGCCTGTTGACTTGAGCGCAGAGTTAACTAAACAAATTGAAGCGGCTGGCTTGGCCAACTATACGACTGGATTGTTGTCGCAAATAGCCGAAATGCAAAAGCAACTTGATGCGCTCAATCTTTTGCCAACGCCAACCCAAGGAACGGTAATAGAAGTGACTGGTACTGCGCCTGTGGTGTCAACTGGCGGCATTTCTCCCAACATCAGCATGGCTGCGGCCAACACATCGACTGATGGTTATCTGACATCGACCGACTGGAATACATTTAACAATAAAGCACCGGCGACCAGCGGTGTTTCTATTTTGTACGGCAACGGTTCTGGTGGTTTTAGCAATGTCTCAACAGGTTCAGGCATCAGTTTTGTAGCTGGCGTTTTAAGCGCCACTGGTTCAGGCGGCACAATTACTTCGGTAACAGCCACTGCGCCGATTGCGTCTTCGGGCGGATTTACCCCAAACATCAGCATCAATGCAGCTTATGGCGATACGGTCAATCCTTACGCCGCCAAGACCGCCAATTATGTTTTGGCTGGTCCCACATCGGGCGCGGCTGCCGTGCCTGCCTTCAGGGCTTTGGTGGCTGCTGACATCCCTTCTTTGCCTTATGGGTCGGGAACAGTCACTTCGGTGGCTGCGCTCACTTTGGGCACTACGGGCACTGATCTTACTTCGACCGTTGCAAACGGCACCACAACGCCGGTCATCACGCTGAACGTGCCTACAGCCTCGGCAACTAATCGCGGCGCTTTGAGTAGCACAGACTGGACCACATTCAACAATAAAGGCTCGGGCACTGTCACATCAGTGACGGGTACATCGCCGGTTGTTTCTTCTGGCGGTACAACGCCAGCGATCAGTATGCCTGCGGCCACCACTTCGGTCAGTGGCTACCTTACATCAACCGACTGGAACACGTTTAACGGCAAACAACCTGCTGGCACGTACGTTACTTCGGTGACGGGCACAGCGCCTGTTGTATCTTCTGGCGGCACAACACCGGCCATTAGCATGGCTGCCGCTTCTACTTCTGTTAGTGGTTATTTGACTAGCACTGATTGGAATACATTTAACGGCAAAGGCTCGGGTACGGTCACCAGCGTCAGTTTTACCGGCGGCATAATTACTGTAGCAACTGGCACTACAACGCCAGCCTTTACGGTGGCGGGGACCAGTGGCGGCATCCCTTACTTTGCAAGCGGCACAACTTGGGCGTCTTCGGCTGCGCTGACCCAATACGGGATTGTCTACGGCGGCGGGGCGGGCGCAGCGCCAGTGGCTACGGCTGCGGGTACGACTGGCCAAGTATTAACGGCCACCACGGGCGGCGCGCCAACTTGGGCAGCGCCAGCCACCAGCGGCACGGTCACCACCGTGTCTGTGGTGTCCGCAAACGGTTTTGCGGGTACTGTAGCTACTGACACTACAACGCCAGCAATCACTTTAACTACCAGCATTACAGGTTTGCTTAAAGGCAATGGCACAGCTATATCGGCTGCGGTAGCTAACATTGATTACGTGCCGCTATCTACGGTCCTAACCAAAACTGCTGATTACACAATTACAGGCACTGACACCTGGATCATTAACAACAAAACAGGTTCGGCTTTGACATTAACGTTTCCCGCTGCTTCTTCATGGACTGGGCGGTACATTACGGTCAAAAATATGCAAGCTCAATTAGTTAATTCAGCTTCTAGCAACATCGTGCCAATTGACAGCACGACTGCTGGCACAGCAATTCTTTTGGCAGTTGTAGGAAATTGGGCGACAATGGTGTCTGACGGCACTAATTGGGTCATCATGCAAGCTGCGTCTAACAACAACCTGCTTTTGGAGTAAACCATGACTGTCACAGTTAAAGTTTTTGTACCGGCTAAATTTGCCGAAAACGCTCAAACAACCCAGTACACAGCAACTGGCGTTACCGCAATTATTGACAAATTTACAGCTACCAACATTAGCGCCACAGCCGCGACGATTAGCGTAAACTTGGTCACATCGGCTGGATCGGCTGGCAATACCAATTTGATCACCAAGACCAAAACGCTTCAAGCGTCCGAAGTCTACACGTTTCCTGAGCTTGTTGGCCAAGTGCTTGGCGTCAGCGACTTTATCAGTACAATTGCAGGCACTGCTAGCGCCATTAACATCCGCGTTTCTGGGCGTGAAGTGACCTAATCGGAGATATTCAAATGCCATCTGTTTCCCTTTCACCCGCACCAAAACTTCAGTTCTTTGGCACCGATGGCAATCCTTTGGTGGGTGGCAAGGTATATACCTATGCCGCTGGCACCACCACGCCGCTGACAACTTACTATGATTCGACGGGCACAGCAGCCAATACCAATCCAATTATTTTGGATACCCGAGGCGAAGCCAACGTTTGGTTAGATGCTTCTGCATATAAATTTGTTCTTAAAACGTCAACTGACACGTTGATTTGGACTGTTGACAACATTACCAGCAATGCGTATTTAATAAATTTATTGGCCGCATCTCAAGCCGATTTAGCCAATAACTCAGACGTTACCAAAGGAGATGCTTTGGTAGGTTTTCGGCAATCAAATTCTTCAGGAAATTTGGCTGGTGCTGTGGGCCGTACAGTACACCAAAAATTTCAAGAAATGATTAGCGTTAAAGATTTTGGCGCAACAGGCGATGGCACTACAAACGACACAACTGCCATGCAAAATGCTTTGACAGCGGCGGCGGGTAAATCGTTGTATATCCCTGCTGGCACTTACGTTTGTAGTCAACTTGTTGTTTCAAGCGGTACATCTGTATACGGCGATTCCGCATCTACAACCATCATACAAGCTGCATCTTCATTAGGTTCTAGTACGCCGTTGTTCCGAAATCTTACCCAAAGCGGTGCAGCAAATGTATATACAGATACTCAAATTAGTGTGTCTAATATTAGATTTGATGGAAACAATCTAGGAACACGTACTGCTGGATTGTTGGATTTTGTTAAAGTTCAGCATTTAACGCTTGATAATTGCCAAGTGTACAACGTGCAATACATCGGCGCGGCGTTGAACGGCTGCGTATATTCCACGGTTACAAATTGTTCTTTTGCCGCGTGTGGCAATCAAACTGTAACTGTTGAAGGTGGCGCAGCGTTATTTATTGGCAACGCTTTTTCTGACGGAACGCCATCGTATGATGTGTTTGTAACGGGCTGTAATTTTACAAGTAACAATTGGGCAGGCATATATGCCACTGCCGACCGCACGATAATTTCTGGAAATTATTTCCAAAGCAACAAAGAGTCGGGCATTTTTCTGACGGGTAATGTTTGCGTTATTACTGGTAATTGGATCAGCGGCGTAACCAGAAAATACATTTCGGCATCTGGAATTGAAGCGGGTGGCGATCAACTTACTATTACTGGTAATTTTATTGCTAACGTAGAAGCTGATTGTATTTCTTTAACGGATACACAATTTGCTACAGTTACCGGAAATTCACTTATTAATCCAAGGGCTGATGGCACGTATTACACGCAAGGCAGTTGCATTGGTTTTAATACTTTAACTATCAGCCCGGGCAATACGCGAAACGTATTGATCGTGGGCAACAATATGGCATCGCCATCAAATAATGCTTATGCTGCCGTAAGATTTTATGGCATTACATCGCCTCCTGAATACATTACGGTTAGCAACAATCAAATGAACCAAAATTCTTGGTCATCTGGTCAAGCAATTGTAGTGCCCACAAACCAAGCATCCATTACTCAAATATTTCGTGATAATCCTGGTGCATTCGATGTGTTTGATTACGGCGGTTATGCTTCGGGTCGTTTTTATGCTGGTGAGGCGCTTTCACCCGCAGCATCAAGCACTTTGGCAATTTCGGCCAACACTTTGTATGGAACGCCTTTTGTCGTGCGTCAACAAAAATTATGGTCTAGCATTGGCATAAATGTTACTACTAGTGCGGCTGGTGGCAGTGCGTATCTTGGCATTTATCGAATGGAGAACGGCATTCCTACAGTTAAAATCCTTGATGCTGGCGCAGTAGGTTTAGACGCAACAGGCACTAAAGAAATTACGATTTCACAAGTACTGCCTGCGGGTATGTACTGTATGGTTTTGTTGGCCAACACTTCCAGTGCAGTGGTTAAAGCCGGAACTTTAAGCCCCGCCGCTGTTGCTACGATAGGCACTTCTGCTATTGGTACTGCGGACACAATCATAAAAGGTTCAGCCGCTTATGGTGCGTTACCAGGTACATTCCCTGCTGTCACATATGGTACTGGTGACAGTGCTTTAATTACTTTGCGTTGCTAAATGATCGAACATCATTTCAGCGCCGGTGTGTATGCCAAGGAGACGCGCATTCCTGCGGGGCATATACTTGTCCAGCATAAACATAAACATGATCATTTGTCAATTTTGGCCAGTGGGTCAATTGAATTGATGGTTGATGGGGAACGGACAATTGTTAACGCGCCAGCGTGTTTAACCATTGAAGCAAATAAGCATCATGGCGTAAAATCACTCACAGACGTTGTGTGGTATTGCATCCACGCCACGGATTGCACCGATACAGATGAGATTGATGAAGTGTTAATAGTGGCAGGCGATGACGCGCAAGCCCACGAAATGGCCCAGTGCCTTCAGGAGAATTGATATGCCATGGATGATACCCGCCGCTATTATCGGTAGTTCTTTGCTTGGCTCTAGCGCAGCAAGCAGCGCCGCGTCTCAACAAGCCAACGCTGCCAATCGTGCTGCCGATCTTCAAAATCAACAATACCAGCAAACTCGGCAAGATCAAATGCCGTACATGGAAGCTGGGCGCACTGCGTTAAACGCTTTGACACCTTTGGTCACAAACTATCAAAAGTTTGGCATGAATCAGTTTACGCAAGATCCAGGCTATGCGTTTCGGTTGCAGCAAGGCCAGAAAGCATTAGACGCAAGTGCTGCGGCTCGTGGTGGTTTAATCTCTGGCAACGCTTTACGTGCGGCTCAAGGGTACGGCCAAGAGATGGGTTCGCAAGAATACCAAAATGCGTTTAACCGTTACCAGGCTGAACGTCAAGCCCAGCTTGGCCCATTGCAATCTTTGGCCGGTGTCGGTCAAACAACGGCGCAGCAGGTTGGTGCAATGGGTGCAGCAAATGCGGGCGCGGTAGGCAATTATTTGACTGGCGGCGCAGCAGCAAATGCTGCCGGTACAGTTGGCGGTGCAAACGCCATTACCAGTGGACTGGGTACTTACCTTAACTACAATCAAGGCAACAATTTGTTGTCGGCGTTGCGGGGTGGATCAACGCCATCTGGTTACGGTAATGTTGTAAATGATCCTTACGGAAACATGGGGTAAATCATGGCAATTGATCCAAACATCTCTCTTGGCGTTCGGCCTATTGAACTTGCCAATCCGTTGGCGCAGTACGGCCAAATCGCGCAGATTCAACAAGCCCAACAAGCTAATCAATTAAACGCGCTTAAGATGCAAGAAGCGCAGGCTACGATGGAAGAACGCAATGCGTTGCGCCGTTTAGACCCAACAG